CCCGCATCGCCAAGTGCCGTGAATACAGCCTGGAGATCAGCCGTGATGCGTTAGAAACAACATCCCTAGGTGATCCTGCACGCACCTATACCGCAGGGATACGTGGTGCCACCGGCAGCGCCACCATCCTTTACGACCGAGACGACATCAATACTCGCAACCTGCTGAACAGCATCCTGGATGATGACGCTGATACCCAGTCAGTGAGCTTTGTCTTCAATGTCGCCGATGGGCAGGCGATGAACACCAACGCAGTGCTCACCAGTGTCTCTGCGCCGGTGACAGTAGGCGACGTGGTGGCCTGTGGTGTGAGCTTCCAGATCAGCGGCGACATCTCTGGAGTGTTCTGATGGCACTGCTGGGCTGTGGTGGTCAGGTCAGACTGAGGCGCGAAGCACCTGAGCCCACCGTTGTACGGCCCGGCAACGTGCATGTGGCCAGCAAGTCGATCTACATGCGCAACCCAGCGTTCTGGTCCGGCGACCAGGTAACGCTGACCTGTGAGACAGGGCTGCCGATTGATTCAGGGCCCGGCGGCCCGGATGCGCCTGATGGCCATGCCATGTACTTCGGCGCCGACTGGACGCTTGGCACCAACCGCGACCATATCACTAACGACAGCAGTGCCTTCTACGCGAGCGACGGTGACCCGTTCTACATGCGCTCCTCCGAGAGCGGCTTGACCACCAGTGCGAGCTACTTCATTTACCGCGACAAGCTGGATCGCCTGAGCTTCTACACCACACGTTCAGCAGCATTGAACGGCAGCACCTCAGATCGCATCACGCTCTATCGGATCGACTTCAACGGTCTGATCGTGTCTGCTACAGGCTCGACGGAATACCAAAATGCAATCGCCGCCTGCGCTGGTGATGTGGGCGACTACCGGTTTAGCGACACGCAGGATGAAGTGTCGTTGGAATCCATCTGCGAGTTTGCGCCGGACTATGTGGATCCACCCGCGTGGATCACCGAGTACGACAATGCCGACCTGACGCCGCGTTACTTCGTCAATGCCGGCCCTGACGGGACGCTATGGACGGTGCAGGCGGAGCTATCGGAATGGACCCTGAACTTGTCAGCGCCCGAGGTCGATACTACGGCAGTGGGTGAACGCTTTGGCAACTCAGTGAAGAGCATCGTCACCGGCGGCGGTTCGATGGACTTCCTGGTGGAACGCAAAGACCTCGGCGACCCCGAGCGTGATTCCACGGTGCTGATGCGCCTGTTGCTGCTGAACGAGAAAGGCTGCAAAGCCGATGCGCAGTTCTGGATGGTGAAAGACCGCGGTGCATCTGGCAACTTACTGGCGGGTGATTTGTACTATGAAACACAGCTCCTTGTTACCAGTATTGCGATCAATACACGTGCTACAGACATCATCGCCGGCAGCTTGAACTTCGTCACGGTGGATGAAATCGCCCTGAGAATGGGCACAAATTGAATGGCTACACTGCAGGCATAAGCCACAGTTGAGATGAGCAAGATCGTTCGCGGCGGGCAGTCCGGTTCACTGGACAACATCAACAGCTCCCAAGGGACATTCCGCACGCAGATCTCGGCGCTCACCGATGCCGTGCGTCAGCTCGGAGGAAATCCCGAGATTGGTGCTGGTGCCGTCGTCAACGACCCGCTCTCGGCGCCTTATGTGCTCTACGTCAACCCGTACACCGGGAAGGACACCTTTGTAGGCGGTAACTACAGCACGAGCGGTGATGCCACGCAGCGCATTGAACTGCAGCGCTTGGAGTGTGGCTACACCGAAGCCCGGCCATTCAAGACGCTCAACCGCGCCATCATCGAAGCTGGCATCATCACGGCCAAGAGCTTCTACACCAGTCCGCTCACCAACAACGATCTGGTGAGCATCGTGGTGGCACCTGGTGCTCAGACCGTGCTCAATGGCACAGGGGATGGTTCTGTCAACGAATGGGTTGCGACCAAGGAACCAACGAACGCTGAGCTGCAGGCATTCAACCCGAGCACGACCGGAGGCATCTTGCTGCCTCGTGGTTGCAGCCTGTGCGGATGGGACTTGCGCAAGACGATCATCCGCCCTGATGCCGTTCCTGCTGTTGCTGACGAGGCTAGCGATGCCAGCAATCGCCGTTCGATCTTCAAGGTAACAGGCACTGGTTACTACTTCGGCTTTACGTTCATGGATAAAGCTGGCAGCACCGCCAGCCATCACCTGCTCCATTGCTTTGAATTTGCAAGCCAAAGCGAACTGGATGAGTTCTATACGAAGATCCGCCAGGCGTTCGGCGGTGCTAATAACACAGGCGGCCTGGATAATGCACTGGCCGTCACCCGCAGCTCTGAATATGAAATTGTTGGTCCGCAACCTGCAAGTGGTTCGCAGACGGTAAATACAGACACCACACTAAGCGCCAGCCCTTATATCTTTAACTGCTCCATCCGTTCGAACTACGGGCTGTCTGGTGTTTATGCCGATGGCGCCAAAACATCAGGCTTCCGTTCGATGGTGATTGCCCAGTTCACGGGCGTGAGCTTGCAGCGTGACCTGTCCTGCTGGCAAAAGTATTTAGTTAGCCAGGCTCCACGATGGGGTAACTACTTCTCTAATTATGACGACTACATCGCTACAGATCCTGACGACGTTCGGATGCACCCGTTGCGACGCAGTTTTCATATTAGAGCCGCCAATGGTGCTGTCATCCAAGAAGTCTCTGTTTTCGCCATTGGTCAAGGTATTCACCATTGGTGCGAAAGTGGCAGTGATGTAACAATTACCAACAGCAACAGCAATTTTGGAGGATGCGCCGCCCTGGCCGAGGGCTATAAAACATACGCCTTCCAAGCTGACACTGGATGGAACGTTGGTCGTATCCGTGTGGCCACGAACCTCGCCGACAAACAAAACAATGTTCGAAAGGTGTATATTGGAAAGATTGATGATTCCGTTGCTAATAACGCGACAGCAATTAAACTCACTCAGGATCTTGAGCCTGGCACGGATAATTCGGCAGTACCTCGAATCCTTGATCGGGAGGGCTACAGTCTTCCGTCTAGTTCATATATTTGGGTGGAAAACAACCGTGGAAAAGACTACCGCACACTCTTGCCTTCTAGCGCATGGAGCAGTGGCACTGCTGATACGATCAATGTAAGTGGAATCTTTCAGAACGAAGATGGCATAAAACCCGGAGACCCTATTATTAACAGCCAAGGTTATGATACCGGCCAAAAGTGGCCTAGCCTTGCCGGCGCTCGAATTTATGTTCGACGTTTGCAGGATGTGCGCACTGCAGACGAACGCCGTTTTTCCTTACGCTGCAACAATTCAATTGCAGGAGCCCGTACTCCTGTGCGGGATTACGCCATTCAAACAACAGCAGGCAGCCCAGGAATTTCGGGGCCCATTCCAGATAGCGCGATCCTAACGGTTTCCTTCTCATCAAACATCTCAACTGAAGAATCAGGAGTTGTTCGTTCAGCTAACATTGAGCTGCGGCGCAGCAATGCTTACAATTCTTGGGCGCCTAACACTCTGTACCGAACTGGCGACCTTGTCACTATAGATAGCAAACACTATTCTTGTACAATCAAAAACAGTGACGCCACCTTCAACCCAACCAAGTGGGAAGAAGCATTCGTCCACATGGAGGACTCATACAACTCAGAAGACTACTGGAAAAACACTCAGCCCACAATTATTTTCGACAATGATACTGATGGATCTGATGCATCAACCACTTGTGGGTACAACCTTCAGACAGTTTGGAGCACAAATGCTGCAATCCAGAGTCAGTACAGGTCATCTAGTGACTATCGGGGTTTGCAGTCCTTTCTTGTAAGCATTGGGTTTAGCTCTGCTGACGCCCATACCATTCTTTTGCCGAGGGCGACTGCTGACCGAGAGCGTAATCCGAGTTCTGCTCTAGATGGCATCGCTTCACCTGGCGGAGCCGCGACTGCTTGGGCGAACTGGGCAGTCGAATTTCGCAGGCCAAGTAATATCCGACTTTTTGGCCATGCTTGGGAGTGGAGCGGCTACCTGAACTACACCAAAGCGGTTCCAGCTTACCAGAAAGAACTTGGTCCCTTGAACAAGTTTACTTATTATTTCACTGGTAAGAATGGTGGCCGAGTTTATGGCAGCGGGTTTAACGAGGAAGGTTTTCTTGTCACTCCCCAGGGGTTGCAAGATCTGGTGACTGGCGTTGATGTCTCATTTGAAAGTATTGCTGATGCCGATGTACCAATCGACGAACTAAGCTTCCCGACCTTTTATGACGCGCTAAATGTCAATACGCTTACAGTTAACACTCAGCTTAATCTTAGTGGCACTGTTAATGGCACGCCTACGTGGCAAGGAGGGTATGGCGGTGTCCTTCCTGAATTACCCGCAGCATCAACATCGCAACGTGGTGTTATTGAAATTGCTACGACATCAGAAGTTCAAGAGTTTTTGCGTGATGATCTTGCGGTTACGCCTGCTACATTGATCCAAGCCCTTGGTGATGCCATTAAGTCTGTTGTTAACTTAAGAATTAGCCTATCAGGCAGTAGTCCGGTTCCTAGCGGCAACCAGCTCAATTCCACCAACATTTATATCCATCCTTTCAATGGTAACGAGCTAGCGCTTTACAGCACTGCATCGTTGCGCTGGCAAGTGGTTCGATTTAGCGGCGTTCAAACCTTTAGCCTGTCCCCGGCAAATGCTGCAGATACAAATTACGATATTTATATCTATAATAGTGGCACTGCTCTGTCCCCGAGTCTGGCGATTGAGTATGTTGCCTGGCAAAACAACGCAACGCCACCAGCTCGTGGCAGTCAGGATGGCGTTATAGTCAAAGCAAATAGCCCAGGCAGCCGCTTGATCGGCGTGGTCCGCACCACGTCTCCTGGAACTTCTACTATCGATCTCGGTGGCGTTATCACAGGCGCTAATAGCGCCAATTACCCACGGGTGTATTTGGCAAACCTATTTAATCTGTACGATGCCAGCGCGGTATATTTCTTCGGAAACAATTGGACCACTACAACCAACGGCTGGTCCCCGCCCCCAACTTCTGTTTATCCAACTACTCCGCGTGTGAGTTTTGTGCAAGCGACAGAAAGTCTTGTGACCGCTTTTTTGGATATTTATTCTAATTACCAGGGCTTAAACCATACCACAGCCTATTCAGTTGCTTATGTTGCTCCTGGGATTGATTCCACGAGTGCTCCCCCACCGGACGCATTTTATGGCGAAACAATTGGGGAAAACGACACGGTAGGTTCTCAATGGGCGCGTCCGTTAAGTCCAGGAAAACATGACATTTATTATTTGTATCAATTAACTGTTGTAGGTTCTGTTAGTGCAAATATTATCAACGAGCACCCTGCTCACGGCTCAATTGTGGTCATTAAGGTGTGATCATAAAGCGATTTTCCGCCCAAGCAAGTCCGATGCCAGCGGCATGAAACGAGCCTCATTAAATTACCGTGGCCAGCCAAATTCTGCCTAGACTTGAGACAAAAGCGGTGGCTGGTATAGCCACTCGTACTCGGGGGCACCCTCATGTCACTTCAGCACATCCTTAAGAACAGCAGCATATCTGGCAAGGAGCCATTAGCCAGTCAGCTTGCTAATGGTGAGCTTTCGATTAACTATCACGCTGATGGACCGTTTCTGTGTTGCAAGGATACGGCAGGCAACGTAAGACGTGTTGCAGGCGTGTGGGTGTCGGCTACAGCCCCGAGCACGCCATTTCCTGGTGAGCTATGGCTTGACACTGGAATCACGCCCTCGCAGTTAAAGGTCTACAAGGACACCGCTGATGCGTGGGTGTTTGCTCGAGAGGTCAACTCAGCCACTACGACTACTGAAGGTCTCGTGCGGCTGGCGACCGATGCTGAAACCCAAGTCGGCACCAGTGCTATCAGCGCAGTGACGCCTGCCGGGTTACAGAGCAAGGTGAGTGATAGCACGAGCGCGGTCAGCTCAACGACCCTTGCATCCAGCACAGCGGTCAAGATCGTGGCAGATACAGCCAATGCTGCACTACCGAAGAGCGGCGGGACGATCACCGGCATCTTGGAGATCGGCAACGC